GCCTACAAAAGTTTTGCTGATCCTGAATACACCGTAGCCACCAGTCTTGGCAAGTTCAATGTATTTGATCGGCCTGAATCACCGACGACAACAATCATAGACGAATACAATTTTAACAAACAAGAACGTAACAGAAAAACAGATTTTATTTCAGTTTTAAAGAACTCTATAGCGAGTCCAGAACTAGCGGGGGAATACTTGGCAAACTTCTTGGGCACGGAGGACAGACAAGTTATGATTGAATTGCCTAAGAGGGTCGGAATGCAGTCAGGCGGTACAGTTGATGATACTCGACTGGGAAACTATCTTACTCCTGAAGAGTATCAAACTAGGTTTGTTGACTTCTATGACATGCCCGGTATCAAGGTTGAAAAAGCTCCTGATCCTGCTGACCCTGATCCCGATCCCCCTGTTACAAGACCCAATATCCTAGAAGCGGTGGAAAGTGACAGCGAGACAAATATCTTCAGTGGCATAAATATGAAAACGGGACAGCCCGCGTTCAAGCTAGGCAAGGTAGACTACAACGAATACATCAAAAACTTCGATAAAAATACAGAGACGGCTGGCAAGAAGGGCGAGGACAAGTCCCTCAGTGGATTCGGTGACTGGGTAGCAAAAAATCTCAAGACGCCTGAGATGGCAATCGGAACACCTGTGGGAATGGCGATGGGTAATCCAGCGTTGGGTGGTTTCATGCTTGCAGCCGGAGCGATGAACAGAAAAAAACAATACGAAAACGCAACAAAGATCGCGGCATCTGGCGGAACAGGCGGAAGCATGTTCAAGATCAACAATCAAACCATCAGCCGTGCCCCCGGCAGCAGAATATACAGTGGCACTCTGGGTAACCTCACTCAGGAACAAGTCGGACGTGTCGATGCGATAAACATGGGTTTTATCCCCGGCACGATGGATGAAAATCTCAGTGGTCGTGAGGATGAATCTGGCAGCTACAACAGAACCGGCAAGTCTGGTCTTGTCAGCGTTGATGGCGCAATTATGGATGCGTACGGCAACATTCACAGCGCTGCAGGACCTCAAATGGCGACAGCCGGTCAGGCTAAAGCTTTGCGTGAAAAACTATACGTAGAAGCCATGACTGCGGCGGGTTACACCATAAACCAAGAAACTCTCGCTGCAGATGCTCTGGCTATGAAACAAGCGCTCAACGCAGCAGCGAGGGGTGGCATAGGACCCCTCACGACTGTTAGGCGACAGGATGCGGGTGCGTACAACACGAATCTGTCAGGTTCACAGCAGTTCATCAAGAATTACTTGGCAGAGCGTCACGCAAAGAAGGCAAAAGACGAAGGGGATGGTTCTCCTCCACCAGTTAAGGATTCGGCATTTGACCCCAACCCCATAGGTGATCTTGGTTTTGATGACGACGAAGGGGGCATGTACGACAGCGATGACGACGGCGGTCGCGACGAGGGCGCAGCAGCAGCAGCGGCTTCTCGTAAATCGGATCGAGGCGGTGGAGAAGCCAGAGGAGGTCCGCGAGGTGCTGCTCAAGAACGAAGAGAACAAGAACGAAGAGAAGCAGGACCGCGTGACGGATACGGTGGTGGATTTATGGGCGGTCGTGCGATGGGCGGTCGCGTCGGTATGCAAGAGGGCGGTGTTGCTGCACAGCCCCCTACAGGCTTTGTAGAGCGTCCACCATCACAGGTATCCGAAGCAGCCACTGTGGCTGACGACAAGCCCATGAGCGTTCCAGAGGGCACATTCGTAATCAACGCGGCTGCTGTGGAGTTTGCGGGCGAGGATGACATCAAGAAGATGATCCTTGACGCCTACACAAAGGCACGACAGCAGGGCACATTCGATGTCGATAGGCCCCTATACGAAAAGGCCGTAGACGTTGCAGTGTCTCGCGGTGAGGTCATCGTACCCCCAGCCCTAGCCAAGATTATCGGCTACGACCGACTCGAAAAAATCAACAATCGCGGCAAGAAGGAAACTTCAAAGCGTATCAAAGAAAACGGCAAGGGACGCAAGGGTGCTGCAGGAGGTGGATTCCTCGACGGAAATTAGATATTAAGAATTAGCTGGCTACCCGCGCAACGCGGCCCCAGCACAACCGGAGCGGCTACCTACACGCCAAAGTAGCCCCGCTATCAAGAGGTAAATAAAATGGCAAAAGCAAGAGGCCACCGTGCCAACAAACCTAACGACTCATTCGGAACAATCAACAATGATTCGTTATATCGTGGAAAGCACCGCGAAGATGTCTACAAGGATGACGACGAAGACAACGAAGCGGAAGAGACTGTAGAAGCACAAGAGGCGGACCCCGAAGAGGCCACTCCGCAACAAGCAAGTAGCTTCGTAGAACAGAAGCAAGAGCCTGACCACGATTACAAGAAACGATACGACGATCTCAAGCGTCACTACGATACGAAAGTAAATGAGTTCAAGCAGGAAATCGCGGAACTAAAAACGGCGATGCAATCTCCTCAAGCGCAAATGCCGAAAGGAGTGGCAATGCCGAAGACACCGGAAGAACTGCAAGCATTCAAAGACCAGTATCCAGAAGTGTTTGAAGTCGTACAGACCGTTTCATCTTATCAGGCTGAATCACAGGTCGCCGAACTCCGCGAGGAGTTAGGTACGATCAAGGAGCGTGAAAAAGAACTGGAAAAGCAGAAAGCCTATCAGCAACTGCTTAACCACCATCCGGACTTCGATGAAATGAAGACAGATGAAAAGTTTCTTTCGTGGCTCGAAGAGCAGCCTGAGTCAATCTCAGATGGCATCTACAAAAACAATACGGATGCTAAATGGGCGGCACGGGTCATAGACCTCTACAAAGCTGATACTAACGTACCAGCAAAAAAGAAGAAAACCACGAAGCCCTCTGCGGCAGACGCAGTTACTAGAGCCTCTGCGCGAGAAGTAGCTACTGCTAAAGTGGAAGGCAAAGTGTGGAAAGCTTCTGAAATCCGTAACCTCAAGCCGTGGGAGTTCGAGAAACTCGAAGAAGAACTCGACATTGCACGTCTCGAAGGCCGGATCGACCCCAACAACTAACCTTAACCTCAAAAAGGAAGGAAAGAACCAATGGCATTTGGTACTGCTGCAGGTTACGGCAACCTGCCTTCCGGTAATTTTGCACCGGAAATTTTCAGCCAGAAGGTTCTCAAGTTCTTCCGTCGTGCTTCGGTTGTAGAAGATATTACTAACACCGACTACGCGGGCGAAATTGAAAACTTCGGCGATACGGTTCGTATCATCAAAGAACCAACAGTCACTGTCTCATCGTATACGCGGGGTTCCGTCGTAAACGCGCAAGACTTGGCTGACGATCAAATCACGATGGTTGTCGATAATGCAAACGCTTTTGCGTTTAAGATCGACGACATCGAAGAGCGGCACTCGCACGTAAACTTCGAAGCACTTGCTACCTCGTCTGGTGCATTTGCCTTGAAGCGTAAGTACGACGCGAACGTCCTGCAAGCTATCTCTGATGGCGCAGGTATCGCAGGTGCTGACGATGCCTCACTTTCTGGCGGTCTTACGACTACTAACACCGCTCTGGGTACGGCATCCTCTCCCATCAACGTGGAAACTGACGATGCTGGCATCAACCTGATGCTGCTGATGGCACGTACGCTGGATGACCAGTCTGTGCCGGAAGAGAATCGTTGGTTCGTAGCACCTCCGATCTTCTACGAGAAGATGTTCCAAGCCGGTAATAAAATGGCTGAAGTACAGGTAACCGGCGATGCTACTTCTCCGCTGCGTAACGGTCTTGCCGTTCCGGGTCTGCTTGCAGGCTTCCGGTGCTACAAGTCCACCGCGCTCAACTCGACCGCAGGCACCGATCAGGTGACCCTGTCTGGTGTGGCAACTGACGCCTCCGAGAACGTCGTTCTTGCGGGCCACATGTCGTCCACCTCCACTGCTTCGCACATCGCTAAGACCGAAGTGGTTCGTTCAACTGAGTCGTTCTCTGACGTTATTCGTGGTCTGCACGTTTTTGGTCGCAAAGTTCTGCGTCCGGAAGCTGTCGTTCGCGGCGTCATCGACTTTGCGTAAGGGGAGATATATAAATGGCTACTTATGATCGTACCATTACCGGCGGGGGAACCGTTGGTCACCCCGGTAATCTGCCCCGTCCGTACATCATCACCTCTCCGGTGTATGATGCGGTTGATAACACGTCCCTCGCTGGCGCTGATATCGTCAAGCTCATCGATCTGCCTGCAGATACGAT